GTGATGAATCGTCTCGGATGCTTACCCTTGATGTAGTGTCGAATTGCGATTGCGGAGTTGGACCAGTAGTCTGCTGGCCCCTGCCAAACATACCACCACCCCCTCCAGCTGGAGCTACTTCCTTCGGAGCTGCCGCCTTTGGCGGCGGCGATGTCGCCGGAGTTGGTTGGTCGGTAGATCGTCTGCCACCAAAGTATCGCTTACCACGCAGCTCTTCGAGTCTTTTGCTGTCTCTTCCCCTGCCTTCCAGCTCTTTTTCCGCATCACGCAAACGACTTCTTTTACGACCCCTTGTGTCGCCTCCCGGCCTTCTACTCCGGGCATAGGAGCTTCCACCCCTTTTCTCAGCCATATCTAAATGAGACTGCATTCTTTCCATTTCAGAACGAAGCTCAGACTTAGTCATGTCCTTGGTGTCTTTACCTACTGTCGCACGCTTAAGCTTCCTGCCCACTCTTTTGGCGAACCGGCCAACAGCTTTTCCGCCTCTTTTTACATCCTCCAATGCCTCAGGAAACCCTTCTATAGACGTGTCTACCAGCATTTGAACTTCTTTTTCTGTCATGCCGGGCTTATAACCCTCAAGCTTCTGGGCTCTTTTTCTCAGGGCAGACATCTGTCTGGAGTCGGGGTCCACCCTATCAGGCGGATCTTTTTCATCAGCTCGTTTTGCTTCTTGCTTCTTATTCCAATCTGCTCTACTTGTATCAACCTCGGTCGTTCGACCCCCGGTCTTCTTCCTGTCGTAGTAGTCTTTCCTGAATCGGGCACTTCTTTCCCTTTGTTCCTTTCGACGCCTCATTTCTCGTTCACTCGGCATTATCGGACTCCTTACGGTGCTTTTTCTTAGGTGACAATATAATTAGCGTTAGGGAAGGACTATGAGGCAAATCCTTACCCTTCTTAAGTTTTCGCTTTTTCATAACTTTATCCCGAGTGGTTGTCTTCTCGGGACCAAACAGTTCTTCCAATGAAGTCATCATGGCGTTTGTGCCGTGCCTTCCTGTCGAGCACCGGATGGAGCAGGCTCTCTAAATTGACGCGGCATAGCCGCTCCCGCCCGTGCGCCTGTTTCCGTTTCAGTAGGAGGTCCTCCTGCGGTTGGCCCCTCAGTCGGAGCCTCGCCGGGAGTGCCTGCCAGCATCTGCTGGATAGCAGCCTGCGTTTCTAATGTATTAGCATCCTGACCTTCGGTCTTGGCCAAGGCAGGGAGAATTTCCTCAGGTGACATTTCGTTGTATCCGCGCACCAATAAACGCTCTGCCAATTTCTGAAGATTGGGCATTGCTTCCGGTCCATATAGCTGCTGAAACAGACCCGCAAGGCCGGAAAACAGATTTAGTAAGTCCTGCCAGTTTTTGCGCTCCAGTGCAATAGACTGAGCCTGAGAGCTGATATCTATCGAGAATCTATACTCTCCCATGGCTATTTCCGGCGAAACCGTAACCCATTCATTTGCTTGGGGGTGAATAAGAAACGCTCTTTCAGGACGAAACTGTGTCGTCATTTGCCAGAATTTACGCGCCGTGCGCGTCTGAAATTCAGCCATTAAGCTACCACGCCGTGCCTCTCTGGCTGAAGTGCGCTTTTCGTGAATACTGGCTTCTGTTGCCGTATCCAATCCCACTGCCACAGGCTGAGGAGTGCCTGCTGCTCTATCAAATAATCCCTGTATCAGATTTAGTAGATTGCCCCGATCATTGGGTACTCGACCAAAATTGACCACTTGCACAGCTGGATTGGCCGAATTAGACAGTCCGCGCACTGGGTGCACTGACATGTCGGGACTCATAAGAATATTGTCTATCGTGTCCGATTCCACTACGTCAGGATCGTATAAGACTACATTCTTCATTTTGCGAACAACATACAGGACAGAATCAAGGATTTCATTCGTCAACGCCTGAATATTGTCTCCCCCTGCCATTGTCAGTACCGGCTTGGTATACCACTCATTTGGCCCGTTGGTAAGGGAAATAACTTCAGCAGGGAAGTCCTCTATAGTAGTATAAGGCCACTCATCGTCTTCGCGCAGGGGCTTGTCATGCCCTTCGGCAAACACGAAAAGGTGATTGCGCCTTCGGCCTCCTGACATGGGAAAGTCCCTTGCCCATACCTCATATAAGGTAACCAGCCCGAAGTCGTCTTCATCAACTCCATCCCTTGCATTAAACTGAGGTGCATCATCAGGACGAGTGGAAGTCTCTAAGGTGTTGGTGTTTTTGTAATTAGGATTGCTCTTTATGTCTTCAATGCGGCGCATTGATTTAAAAGCAATCCACTGTGCATCCTTAAGGCCGTCTTGAGCAAGAGGGTCTAAGAAAAAGTGGTCCGGTCTCCAACGCTGGCCAAATGGAGCCTCCCATTGGATTCCCGTATGCACATCTGGCTGAGGACGATCCAGCATTTTCTTGTGAGCAGCAATGTTCTCTTCAATAACCACCACTGCCTCTTCGGGTATATCGGCGTCGGGATTCGTTAAAAGGCTGGATTTAGTGTCTATGTGAAGTTCGTGGTTCTGCTCTTTGGACACTCGGGTTTGCTGGCCCGAAAGCAAGGTAAGCATATCCTGCTCAATGTCATCCCCGAAATCAAACTGTGGTTCATTGACAATATCAAACACTCGCTGGTCAATATCCGTAGTCCATCCCAGCTTCTTAACTCCATAAGGACGCAGGAAAGCATCAAGTAATACTCTCTCGTCTTGGCGAAGCTGCTCTGTCTCCCGATACCAGTAATTACAAATGGCACTAACTACACGCGCCCCTTCTACAGATTCTGGGTTTAGCGCAGCCGTAGTAAAATGTGGGTTTCGTTCAAGGAGATTAGCTATGCTCTGATCGATCCATCCAAAAATCAGATTGGCTTTAATGCGAGAGGTGTGCGCCTCTTGGTCTAATGAGTTTTCAGATTCACGCTGGGTCGTCGCTTCATTGTAATACTGCTTAACAAGGACGTTGGACGCATCGAACACCGGCTTAAGTCGCGCAGCGACGTGATCGATGCGCCTCGTCCAATAAGCAACCCGGTCTTTACCCGCTGTGGGATAAGTCGCCATATGGTTACAAGGGGGAGTAAGGGGAGATCTAACAAGAAGATAGTGTGGAAAACCTCCATTTGTCAACAAAGTTTTCCACATATGTAGTGCCCGTCAGATTTGACGGAAAGTCAGTCAGATTTGACGGACCCGGCTTTGAATGGCACTCTTAGTTTTCCGAGGGTATCATAGGGTCGATGATATCATACTTTCTTTCTTTAACAACAATCCCCGTTCTTCGCCCTACTCCGCGTGGACGACGCTTGTTCGTACGAACATTATACTTGAATATTTCCCCATACGTTGTAGGAACAAGATCTTCGGAAAGAGGGGTAACCGGGCTTTGCCCCGTGCTCATCTTATCAAGGATGCGCCCAAGCAAAGATAAAGCATCTACTTGATCATCGTGAGTTCCGGCAGGAAATCTGGACACCTCATAAAGAAACTGGTCTATCCAAGGGGCATCCTTAGGGAAGAAAACTTTTCCCATGCTCATTCGAGCCTGAATAGACCGAGCGCGAGTCGGCTTGTCATTAGCAGATGAGTAAGGCTCCCTGCGACAATACACCTTTTCCTCACTCATACGTTTTGTAAGGAAAGGCCCCACTGACTTTTCAATCTGCCCTGCCTCTTCAGCCCAATTCATGGGCTTCCATTTACGCATTAGGTTCAAGACAGATTCAACCCATACGTCAGAATCAGCCTGTTGTCGCCATACATCAAGGATGTAAAGGTCGTCATTGGGGTCAACTCCTCCGACGATATGCACTGTAAAGTCTCCACCACTCCCACTGACAGCGTAGTCAGACGCCCCATATATATGTAAATACTTGCGTTTCCCAAGGGGGTCCACTCTCGACATCAAGTCCTTATAGTCGTAATACCGCACCCAATCTTTCTTAAAATAGGCCCCTTCATCGACAATGGGACGCTGTTGATACAGGGCAGACCATTCTCGGGGTCCCCCTGAAGCCATAGTCACTCTTTTGGTCTGATTTAATATTTCCAATGGATACCATTCAGGCCACAATGGTTCCCCTACTGCGCGTCCCAGTGCATCATCTTCCATCGCAAGTGCAGGTAAATCAACAACATCCCACGTATCACCTGTCCCTTGCTCCTGTTCGTGTAGTAATCGTCCGGTAAGATCGTCGTCATGCCAGCGGGTGGCGATTAAAACAACGGCAGCGTCGGGCATCCGACGAGTGTAAAGATCACTCCTGTACCAATCCCATAGCTGATCGCGCAAAGATTTCGAGTCCGCATCCTGTCTCGTCCTTATCGGGTCATCAATTACCAGCAAGTGGGCACCGCGCCCTGCGATACCACTGCCTACACCCGCTGAGAAGTAGATGCCCCCTGAAGAGGTGTTCCAAAAATTAGCAGCCTTGGCGTCTTGAGCCAGTTCCACATCGAATATGTTCTTGTATAGGTCAGTACGGATTAGATTACGCACCTGACGCCCGAAAACACGGGCTAAATCCGTGTTATGACAGGCAGTTATGACCTGTTTACCGGGGTTTTTACCCAAATACCAAGCAGGGAAATGGATGGTAGCAAGCTGGCTTTTGCCGTGACGAGGGGGTGCTTGGATAATCAAGCGCGTACATTCCCCCCGTATTACCTCTTCAAGCTTGTTTGCTATAAGCGTATGGTGCCTACCGGGCTGGTATCCCGGCATAGTGTATTGAACAAACGGCAGTAGGCGATCCTGTGCGTCCTGCCTTTGCAGGATCTCAGCCGCCGCTTCTTCAGGCGTAACCTTATTCAATACTATACTCAGCTTCCACTGCCTGTGATGCTATCCTTTGAAGGTCTTCAGTAGACAGCTCTTTGATGTTAACCGTGTGTTCTACCTCTACCCTGCCGCCCACGGTGTGTTTTTCGCTCCACTGACCCGGTCTGCGGCGGGACAGAACCCAGCGTCGATCCTCTCGGTGTTCGAGGGCCGCTTGCCACTGGAGTGCTTCGAGCTGGTCGAGACGTGCGTCCTCTATTTCTTTCCACCGCTCGGCGAACTCCGGGTTTGCCTTCCTCTCCGCGTATAGGGCGCGAGCTGACTTCAGGCCGATCATCTTGGCCGTTGCTGTCACGTCCATCACTTCGCCCAGCTTCGACAGGAACGCCTCCGCCTTGGCTTTCGATAAGTGTGACTTTCTCTTTGTCGTTAAATTTCCGTTTCTCGCCATCGGCTTTTCCATCCTTTACTGCTATCCACTCATTATCAACCGTTTCCAACCAGATCACGGAAGCACCCAGCGTATGATTGCCTGCATGGGCTCGTATCCCATAACGTCTCGAAAGTCAGCCAGAGCATCCTTAGAACTCCATACGGCTGCTGACTTTTCTTTCTCGTAATACTCACTACTCTTTTTCCCCAGCGCAAGACACCCCTGTAACTGACGAGGCCAGTTGGCTGGATGAATCAGACAGGCAAAGCGATCACCATCACCCTCGGTGAGACCTACACTGCCTCCTACAAATATATAAACTTCTCCGTATCGCGGGGAATTCCATGGCAAAAGAGTATAAGTGCCCGTAGGGATACAGCTTTCATAGGGGAGATTGTCCAGCCATGGACGCTCAATACCATGCCATAGACTATCCTCATAAGTAACCGTTGAACGGGTGCCATGCTCCGAGCTTGCAAACCTATTTATGTATAGCGTCTTCATCTCTCACCTCTATAGTTTTGAATTCATGCCGACAGGAAGGGCACCGCCTTCGACGCACCCTTTCGTTACCGTCCTTACGCATCCAAGCAGATGTAACCACTGCATCGTTCCCTCTACAGGACGGACAGCGCACCCGCCCCCATGTTTTAACCATTTTTCCTTGACTTTCCTTAGTGACTTTACCACCTTTGAACTCCCGATTAATGGGAGCCAGAGGCCAATAGCGTTAATCGGAGATGTGCTGGTACTATGGGGCTTATCCAAACCAGCGAGGCGGGAAGTGGATCGCAAGATCTGAGGAGGTCGCCGGATAATCCACTGATCAGAGTGGGTTACAGTTGCTCCTCGACCGGACAGGGCTGATACCCCGATGTTCGGGCCTGTGATGGGATCGGCTCCATCGGCATACGGGCGACTTCGACTCCTGTGATTCTCAGGGACACAGGGCTTAGTCGAAGTACGCCTATTCCAGAATCTCACCATCGGCATACAAAACAACTACCTTGTACCCCCATAGTACTCTACAGCGTGACCCTCCTTAACCAGTACCTCATTCAAACTCGTATACTCACCGTCGGAAAACCTCCTCAGCTCATCCAGCCCCAAGCGCACCTCCTGACTCAGGGCATCAAACAAATACTCGTCCGGTAACCATATAGTCCCCAGAGCCCTACCGTATTTCCCGAATTCGTGGCTCTCAATGACACACTCCGAATCCGAATACTGCAACAGCTCTTTGGCCCGTGCCGTAGCGGCTTTACCGTGCTTCTTCTCATCCAGATCCCGTGTCCTCGACTCTGGAGCATTAATCCCATACAGCCTGATCCGCTGTTTGGTAAAGACCTTAAACCCCAGATCCAGATCAGCATCCACCGTATCCCCGTCCACCACCCTGCTCACTTTCGCGTTATAACAAAACAGTCTGGGCATATCCACCTCCATCCTTTACGCTCTCACGCCATATCGTGGCTGATCGTCCACTGCGGGTAGGTCTCCGCTTACCGGTGTCCCTGACATGCCCCGACAGCACAAGCTCCCGCCGTCTGGCACTGGCTGTCTGGTGGCGCATACCAAGCGCAACCTCTACCTCGTCGTCCGTAACTCCATAAGGACCTGCCTGCCTTATAAGCCCCAGCACCTTCTGGCGCATAGACTCCGTAGTAGGCTCCACTGAATCAGCTGCTTCTTCACTCGTATCAGACCCTGCCACAAAAGGCGGTCTTCCTCCATACGGATCATTCATTCTTCGACGTATCTCCTGTCCATACAGCCGGAACCTTAGCCAGCTTATCCGATATCTCTATAATACGCTCATCCAACCGATCTATCCTGCTCCGATAATACTCATCCATACTTATAAACGCCGCCAGCACCTCCTCAACTGCTGCCGCCTTCGCCCTATCCTCATTAACAGTACCCCATTTCCTCTGGATCTTTTCCAGAGGAGCAGGTAGTGACACCGTACTCTTAGCCATAGGCCGTTCTCCTGTAATCAGTTAAGACTTATACCGTCCGTTACGCCTTCCGCAGGTTCACACGGCTCAAAGGTGATCTTCCAGAGGCCACCATACGGGCAGAAGTTCGTATCCTCCATACATTGATACATAAGTTCCATAACCTCATGGGGATTACTGCCCTTCTCTATCTCAACAACAAACGCTATCGAGTTCTCCTTCATAACCAAGCACACCTTCCTGTGATTCATCAATACTAACGAATATCACCTCGTGGGGCAAATTAAGGGGCGAAAATTAGGTAATAATTTGAGGGGGGCCAATCTAAATAAAATCGGGGGTCCCATGCTCTGGAGTGCCACCCCGTATCCCTGTAACCCACTGTGCCCCAACGACTTAGAGCGGCTCAAGTAGGGAGAGAAACGCCTCATATACGCATGGATACTAACGATAATACCTATTATAGGGAGTATCTCCTCTGTAAACGCCACGCTAACCCCCTGTAACACAGGGACTTACGACGATACCCACGGGGCGCAAAAGAATTCCTGAGAAACCAAGCCCCCCCTCTAAATGTGCGCCTCTCCCTCTGTAGCTCCCTCTCGTTACTCTCTCTACGCGTAGCTAATGTATCGGGTGCCCTCTGACTCTCTATCTATTATAGAGAGTGATAAATGCTCCTTGTGATTGGGCAAGGCGGCGACATCGCCGGGTAGCGTTTCATTCGGCGCACAAGGGGAAAATGCCCTTTTGAGCGGTTTTTTGACGTTTTTTTTCACCTCATTAACCCCTTGAATACCAACGACTTACGCTGAAACAGAAAAAAAAGATTAAAAAAACTTCATTTATTCCTTGACTATACCGGCAAGAGTATTCTATACTTGTGACCTCAGCAGGAAAACAAAACGAAACGAACACGGGGGGCACGATATTACCTCCCACTGCTGACCCAGATCCTTACGATGGCCTACAGCACGAGTAGGGTCGTTTAAGTGACACCGCAGGATCTGGAGCTACTACATCAGGCTTAGCACTCTCGAGCAGAAACAACCAAGACGTCACACGGTCGGTTTCGGTCCCGACTTGCTCACCCTCGAACAGCCAAGACACGGTCGAATTAACGGACGAACACACGGAAGCTTCAGACCTTCCGAGACCGTGGGACAGACGATGTCCAATTGGAGTTTCGATCCTCCGGAGGGAACAGGGAAAACAAGGTCGTATACGCAGGAGCTACAGACCTCCTGTCACCTACGAGAGCGGACAGCCCAAAGGCAAGCATCACTGACAAAAGTCTTGCAGAGTTAACCCCCTGCCGGAAGCTAAACCAAACTCAGTTCGTTACGATGACGGGTACGGTCCCCGTCAAGCTTCCTGCAAAGAAATTGCAGGGTAAAGAGTGAATCCCAAGACGTAGGCTATCAGCGGAGTCTCGGACCTCCGCGCTCTACTTTGTGAATGAGTAGTCAGTGTTTGCAGATAGGTCGGGAGGTTGTGACGCATGCCTCGCGGTAGCCTATGAGAACACCCCAAAAGCCAGTCCTACATTCACACGTAGCCACAACCACACCATGACACATTGCGGAGTTTCGGACCTTCGCGTGGTGATGTCGTATGTAGGCAGGTCTTCCACATGGGACACGCGGAGAACATCCTGCATTGTGTGTTGCCGAGTTGACAGTGTGGAAGGCCGATGGTTCTGTGGCCGAAAGGCCGGAGGTTAACCGTGACAGCAAAGAACTGAAAACCTCATACGCTGTCACACATTCCATAGGAGATTTACCAATGATACTCGAAGACGCTCAAACCAAAACGGCTAACCGATTTAACCGTCACCCCCTAAAGGCCATGGACCAACCGTGGCTGACCTTCCTTCCTCCGTTTGTCAAAGGCGGGCGAGGCGTCCTATGTCTCA